GTAATTTTTGGCTAGCAACAACGCCATATTCTCTTGTAGGCGTTGAATAAGTTTTAAGTATATGATTATTAAACTCTAAATCTTTTATTATTTTAACAAAAAATCTACCATCAAATTCAGCTTTGTAATCGTTTGGATTGCTTTTATAAAGCTCTAAATCTAAAAGTCTGCTTGAACTACCAGGAGCTGGACCAGTAAAAGATATATCATCTCCAAAAGCATCTATAAGCTCAAACTCGTAATAATTAACACTGTTGGCTAAATCATAAGTAATTTTTTCTACTTTATAATAATTACTAGCTGTACCTTGCTTGTTAGAATAAATCCTAATAAAAGTATTGTCCATTATTTTTCTAGTACCAACAGTTTGTTCTGGTAATATATCCAAAGCGGCTTGAGTGCTAGCAAATTTAGTAGCGTTTACTCTTACTATAACTCTACCTTTTAAAGGATAACCAGTTGATTCGTTTATAGAAGACGTGGTAAAGTTACAGCTTGTTGCAACACCTACTAATTTTTTTTCATTAGCAACAAAAGTAGGTGGTGATGTTTCAATAGCCATAACTTTATATCTAAATACTTTTCCTGCTGTAGCTTGAAAATCATCAGTTCCATCGTGAGATTTTTTTAATATTAAATAATCTTCTTCTTTAATTTTGTTTATATCTGAAGATGGAAATGAAATCCAAACTTGATCAGATTCTTCTGCTGGATAAAATCTATCCATACACAAATTGTAGTATTCTGCCGAAGGATCTTTTACGTAAAATTTATAATGAGTTGCAAAATCTGGTGGTAAACTTGTTAGTTTTGCTTTTAAAGTGTTTGATTTATTTGATAATTCTTGACCTAAATTAACAACGTTTAAACTATCATTAGAAAAAACAGGTGTTGTTCTACCGTACTTATCTAATAAAGCAACACCAACTTGGTATTTTCTTAACGATTTTATAGACTCTTTAGGTAGTTGACCTTGTTCAACTTTATTTGACGCTACTATACATTTTATAACAGGTTCTTCTTGTAAATCATATTGTTGTTCATAGTTTCCATACAAAAGTCTATTAGCTGTTACTTCTTGAGCTTTTGCTGTTCTAGGAACATTATCATATTGTCTTAATAATTGATTTTCTGGTAAAACTGCATGTACCATTTCTGAAGTTATAGATACTTCCAGCGGATCATCAGCTAAAGAAGATAAAGAGTTTAGCGAATATGCTGAATCACCAGCTTTTATTGTTTTTAAAGAGTAAACAGCTGTTGAATTTGAAGCTTTATATAAAATATCAACTTCAACAACATCTTCTGGTGCTGGGTCAAAATTATTTAAAGTTATTCTTCTAACATCGTTGATCATTGATTTATTAAAACCTTCTTCAGTGTCATAGTCATATTCACTGCTTGGTAAGAAAGCTACTTTTGTAAATGGTGAAAAAGCTGAGTACTGATTGTCTTCATATTTCCATCTATAAGCAAATCTTGCAAAGTTTTCTTGATGTAAAGCTTCTTTTTTAACACGCACTGCGTTCCATTTTTTAGCTTGACCTGGTGTTAATTGAGCTACAGAATCGTCTATAGAAACTATTTCACATTCAAAAGCTTTTCTTGATTGATTAGATCCAGTAGGCTTAAAATCTATTTGACCAGACATTGTAACTGGCTTTAAACTAAGGTTACTTAGCTCAAGGTCTGGATCATTGCCTACAAAAAATCTAAGCCTATCAGTGTCCTCAGTACCTTGTCTAAAATATATAGTGTGAGTAGCGTTGTTTGATAATAATTTTACAATAGCATTTGAACTAGTATCGCTTAAGTTAAAAGCTTGCCCAGTTAGTTGTAAACATTCAGAACCTGTGTTTGTAGAATTAGTTAATGTATAGGTAAGTTTGTACCAATTACCAGCAACTAAAGAAGTTGTTAAACCACCATTACTTGTTGTTGCGTCTAAAGTACCAGAAGCGCTTGTTGCGCTTGTTGCCTTGTTACTACCTATTGTCCAACCACTACTACCAATTGTCCACTTACTAGCATCTGAAAAGTTAAGAGCACTTGCGTGCAGTACTTCGGTACCAACAGTTGTTGCTGCTGTGTAAGTAGGAAACTCAGTAACACTAGTTGTTTGTATATTTTCTCTTGTTAAAGCAACTTTTATTTTAACATCTGCGTCTGTATTTAAAGGATTGTCCGCTAACGTAAGTTCTACAGTATCTCCAACAGTGTAGTCAGGTTTTCCATAAAACATTAACTCTTGTATTCTTACAGGTCTTGGCTTTGTTATACACTCTACGTTAATATTTTTAATTGTACCAGCTGTTTTTATGTCTTTTATAAAAATTAAACCAGCACCTGATGGTGTATCCCAACTTCCACCCATACCGGTAGAAGGCGCATTAAAATCACCGTGCGGATCATATTGAAAAATACCACTAATACTTTTACTTCCTGTCGTGGTAAATGTTGCTCTAAGGTCTTTTCCAACACCAAAGTTATTTCTAATCGATATAGTTTCAGTACCACTTGTTGTGCCTATTGCAGTAAGAGTAATATCCATGCTTACTTTATAAAAATGCCCAGGTATTAAACCATCTCTATCAGAACTGTTTTCTGGTATAGCTCTATACAAAAACTGGTCATCATCAGTAAGACCAGTGTTTGTACTTGCACGCATCAGCAAGCCATTTGGCATTATAAAAGTAACTCTAGTTTTGTTAGAAGAGTCAGTAGAAAAATGTTCTGTAACAGCTTTATCTAGCTTTATTATTTGAGGACTACTACCAGTAACGCTTACTACTTTTGTGAACTCTTGAACAACCTCATCAACAGCACTAGTAACAACCATACCTACTAAAATATCTGATGCGTTAGTAGAATCATATATAATTTGAGCGTCAGAGCTGTCAGCATACATATCATTATAACCAGGGTCTGATCCTGAAATATTTGCTACAGGCGCTAGTTTGTGCCAACCACTTAGCGCTGAAGTAGTTTGTTGACCACCACCACTTGGCGCTGGAATAGCACTATCAGGACTACTAAGTATAATGTCATCTTTATCAAATCTTGGTGTAAAATCTACACCGCTACCATCATTAAGAAAACCACCATCTTTTAAATAAGTGTCATCATTTTCTAATTTACCAATATTGTTTGTTCCAGGTGGTTTTGGTAAAATTTTAGCATTAGAATCTTTATACGTCCAAAAGCTTTCATTGTTAAACTCTTGTAAGTGATGAGTTAGAATAACTCTTTCACCTATATTAATAGTAAGTGCAACTGCATCACATTTTAAGTATATTCTACCTGTTGTGTGATCAATACCACCTGTGTGATGAGTTTCGTCTATTTCATATCTTCGAATTTTACCATTGGTAGTTATATGTTTAACATGTCTTTCGCTATCACAACCAAGCCATGTCTTCCAATCTTTAGCAGTTGTTAATGTACTTGGATCAACAAATATAACGTTAGGAAAAGCATCACCAGTTGCGTTTGTAGCTCTAACAGTATCAAAAGAAACTTCGTTGTTAAAAATAAGTGCGGCTCCAGATGTAGATGAGTATATATTGTCATGCAAAGCACCTAAACCAGCATCTATAGGCACTGATATATGAGTGGTTTTAGTTGGATTATGTATTGTCGATTCGTCTGAGCCCTCTGATATTCTTTCAGTATCACTAAGACTTATATTAGGCGCACTAAAAGGAGCTTTTTTTATTATAGTAATATGTTTTTCTTCAACATAGTTATCAGTATCATCATCACCTTTACTAATAATACCACTTTCTTTAACTAGCACATTTGTTTTTCTCCAGGGATCAGAACCGTCTACACCCCTTTTCATATTGCTAATATTTATTTTTTTAGGTTCATTTATACCATCAGTCCAAAATAGCATATCACCTATTATATTAATACCAGTTATAATGTTTGTTGATGAAAAATTTAAAAACTTAACTTGATTACCTTTGCTAGCGTCTGTAAAGTTGTCTATAAGTATTGGCTCTACAACTTCAGTTTCTGGATCATATTCTACTATAGCATCAATATTACTACCGTTTACAAACCATATAATAGTTCCTTTTTCTTTATTAACTATAGAACCTACACAAGTGGCATTAGCTATATAAGAACCGTTATTTATAAAACTACCAGACTTTAATGTATTACCAAAAGAATTTTCAATAGCACCGACATCGCTTGTTTCTGAAGTAGAAACATCAACGTTTAACGCATCTCTATATTCTCCATTGGGTACTAGTCTTTCGTCAAGGTCTTTATTCATTTTCCCTGACGTAAAAGTATTCTTAATTTCTGGCATATACTAGTGTTTTATTATTTTCGACTTACCTCTCATTACCTGAGCAAGTTCTTCTGTTTTAAGATTAGATAATCTTAGTTTAGCAGTTCTTATAGCTGCAAATCTTTCTTTTTTGTATCTTCTAACTACAAACTCTTGTATATTAGGTCTTGTAGACAATATAGCGTATGCTATACACTTATACATTGCTTCTTCTGCAAACTTGTGTATTACCATATCTCCTTCAGCGCCAAGCCCATCACTTATGTATTTTAAAATAACATTTTTACCCGA